CGCATTTCTGGCGTGTCGATCCCGAACAATCTGCAGTCAACGCGCTTGCTCACTGCAAACCCGAGGTCCACTACAAATTTTATGCTGTCGCCGTCTACGACACGCTCGCAATACGCTTCATAGTTCCAAGGTGTCACTGGCGATGATCTCCGCAAGTTCTCGTGCACGATTAGGCACCTGCTGCGCGTAGCGGCTATCTGGGTAAATTTCTTGCGCAGCTTCGGTATATAACTCTGCAGCCATCTTCGCATGGTGGTTAAGAAATTGCGCATGGCGTGTAGCACCCAGGTTGTAAGCTAGCGACAGCACCGCTACTTGCCGGTTTTCAGACAGCCCATCAAAGTATTCATATCGGTCACGAACTTCTGCTAGCACTCTCTCCAAGTCGTTGAATAGCAGTTGCTCTGCCTCTTCCTCGGTTATGCCCACAGACGACAAATTGCGTCCGTAGCCTATCGATAGGTCTTCGCCATCAGGATAGGGATGCAGCCGCAAACCTTCCTGGCGTTTCAGGAGTTCAATAATTTTTTGCATAGTCGGTGAGGTCTGAGAGGCCGTGGACGTGCCAGAGGGATTGCCCACAAATCGGACGGCAGAGGTCCACGTTACCAAAACTGTAATAGCAAACACTAAGAATATGTAGTGTATTTTGATCTTTTTTCAAGCAGGTCCAAAGTCTTTGCTAGCTGCCTGTAGGCCGCTGAACAGTTGTTCTCAAACTGCTTCAAACCTTGGTCGACTTTGTTCGCCCGGTCCTTGTTAGTGTAGGCTTTGCCGCGTTCAGTTAAGCCCTGGTAGTACCGCTTACCCAATATCGACATAGCCTTTTCTTCATCGAGTTCCGACAGCGCCAAGTCAATGTCTGCAAACTTTGCATGCCGGGTCTGTTGCCTCTCGACATAAATTTCTAAACCTGCAGGTTTGTGGCTGTCTTGGAAGCTACCACGGTACTCAATGAACTTGCTTAACATTGATGCCGCAGGCCACCCGACTTCGACCTGGCGTGCTGTGTCGATCCAGATGTCCAACAGATCATCAATCTTTTCTTTAGTAGTTTTCTTCATTGGTCGGCCGCAGCGAGTTCAGTTTCTCTTCCTGCTCTTTGACCCTGGCTTTCAGGTCGTCAAGCATGTCCAGCGCCTCCTGCTTGCCGTACTTCTTAACCTGCGCGCTCTGTTGCAGCATTTCCTTAACGAACTCTTCGCCGTACATATCACGCATAAACATACTGTATGCCTCCTTGACCCAACGGACATGCTTGTCGCCAATCATGTTGCACCACTGGCAACTCGGATGGATGTTCTCTTCCATGATTTTTGTGCCGAGTTTCCCACGCTCTATGAAGTGGGCTCCCTGCATTTCGGACCAGTGCTTTACCTTCCCGCAAGTCACGCATTTGCAGAAACCGTTGTGGTCAGCAGCCTTCAGCCTGACTAGCTTCTGCATGAGCACAGCGCAATCATCAATGATCTTCGCTGTGGTCTTTGTTTTGCGCTTTTTCGAGGGCATCTTCGATTCGCTCAATCCATGATTCGATCAGATCGCGCAATTCCTCGATCTCCGAATCCTCAATTTCTACTGTCAATTTCATTGCCGTGTAAGTTCCTTCGTGCTGCGCGAAACAAAATCAGACCAGCTAAACTTCTCCGCATAAGTGCTGTATATGCCTTCGATGTACTCATTTGCGCCAGAGACACTTAGGGCACTGCTCACGTCCAACACTTCCATGAATTCCAGCTTGGTTTGGTGATCAATCTTGGCGTTCTTTCCAGTGCCAATAACCTTGTCGTAAAGATTTTTGAACTGCTCTGACTCCTGGCGCAGGATGGGCACCCCAATGGTCAGCTTGCATTCCCGCTTCGCTAACCTCCAATCGCCGCCATATAACTGCTTGCCTATCTCACGATACATCGCGTGCTGCAGCTTGTTCTGCCCGTCACTACGCTTCCTGCCATCCCAGATCTGCACGACCAGGGTGCCGTTTTCATCGAGCGCTTTTTCAATCGCCTCATGTAGCGAAGGCAGCTGTTGGGTCTTGGAAATCTGCCAGTGCTGTCCTTCCATTACACGAAGTGCATCCGGTCTTTACTCGGTGAGGGGATGAACTGCCTAGATGGGTGCTGCCACAGCGCGATCACTCCCTCGAAAGGGATGTGCCGATTCTTAGCAATTGTGATCCTAGTATCCGGTCTTTGCAGATATTCCTCGTCCTCTGACGTCAACTCCACGCCGAGTTCGTGCTGGTCCAGCAGGCGTTGTTTTTTCTTATCCGACCAGACGATAGCCAGGATGCTGCTGAGTTGAGAAATCGACGTGGAGCCCAGAGCATCGAAACGTGTAGGCATGTACTCGTCACCGCCCTTCTCAGGCTTCCTGGCGTGGTGCACGAGGGCGATGTGAATGTTGAAGCCCTTAGCCAGCTGCACCAGCATCGACATCAGAGCGCGCTCCTGCTCGTTGTCACCGCACACTCCAGAGATCATCTGCAGGCAGTCGATCACTATAAACTTAGCCCCGTAATCACGCGCCATTTTCACGATCAAAGCGTAGACTTCAATCGGTTTAACCGTGCCGACGTGGTCATAACACAGCACCCGATCTTTTGACCATTCAAGAAAACGTTGCACAAGGCCGCGGCTAGGCTCAATGGCCCCGTAGGCTTGTTTAACCATGAGTTGGCCAAGTGCCCTCACGTCCATTTCAAAACTCGCAATGCCGACTACCTGCTCCCTGGCAGCAAACACCGCGATCTGATTTAGCACGCTTGATTTTTTGTGACCGTCAATTCCTATCCAGGTGGAAACAGACCCCTCCTGCAGAACAACTTTTCCTGCACACTTTTCCCAGGGCAAGTTAGTTCCGATTAGTGCTGAGTTCTCTGTGTTTTCAGTTAGAATTTTATCTGCGTGCCGATCAAGCCACTGGACCCGGTGCTGTGTTTTTTCAGCCAACACACCATCCAACGTTTTTTGATCAAATTCACTCACAGAAATTCTATCGATGGGGATCACAGATACACCTCGGCACTTGACGTTGCAGAGGGTGATGATTCTGCCCAAGTCTCCCACTCACGGCGCTTAAGCACACGGCAAACATGCGGAAAGTTGGGAACCCACTCCCCCGCTTCCCGGTCAGTTCGCTTGCGGGTTACCTCGGACAGAATCATCGTGCATAGCTTGTCCACGTCAGCGTCGGTTAGTTTTAATTTTTTAAATTCTTTGAAGGCTTCTGCCTTCGATCCCTTGCTTCCAAGAGTTTCATCGAAGGTGGTCCACACCTGCTCAAAGCCGTGTGGGTATTTTTGAACAAGCGGTGAGGTGTTTTTATTATTAATAATATTATTATGATCATGTATTACATGATCATGTATTACATGTTCAGTATTATTATAATAATTATATAATTGCATAGAACGTGCCAAGTCTTCCGCGTTGTCGTTTTCAGCATCACGGCGAGTGGTTTCACATGGAACGCTGTAACGCACTCCAGCATGTTTTCCACTTTCATCATGCAGCTTTTCCTCCGCTATCAATTCGTGTGCCAACAGCAACTTCCTGGCACGATAAAATCGATTGCGTCCTATGCTGAATTTGCTCATTACTTCTTTCGCATTCACTGCTTGACCGTCAGGAAGCAAACTGAGGAAAGAATAAAAAGCCACGGCGATTGGATCGCCCAGTTCAACAACTCTTTGCAAACTCAACTGCCTTACTCCAATTGTTATTTTGTTTGAGTCTGCGTTTTGCTTTCTTAACAAAATCTATATCTGACACACTTAGACTTTTCCCTTTCTTGAGATGAGAAACAGCCAACGTCACAGTGGTCATGTCGTTACTTGGGTTGTACGGCGGCGGCGTGTATTTGCCTGGGAAGCAGTCAGTGGGCTTGATACCCAGAGACTCACAGAGTTCGTGGAACGTTGAGCCTGCGTGACAGTACATCATTGTGCCCTGATCACCGTCAGTCACGTAGAAATGTTCTTTCCCGTGCACAGGGCATTTGCCGCGATATCTGCCCTCGCCAATTCTGCGCCCACCAATCATCTGCGCGATCTGGTCCGCGTTATACACGCTCCATCTTCCCGCGCGGCTTTAATTCTTTTGTAACAATAATTTTGAGTGGGTGCGGGAAATCGACCATGCGGCCATTGACGTGCAAACTCAGAACTTCCAGTTCCTCCGTTTCGCAAATCTTGTGCCCCCACACCCCGATGTCACGCGTGGGGTGCGAGGCATATTTTGTAATCGTTATCTTTTGAAAACCGAAATGATCAGCTGCTTCTTCGTGAGTGCGGCTGTTGGCCCTTAACCACTGTTCTAGTGATTCTGGCTTTATGAAACTGTCTGGGTATTTGCAATCCATTGCAATTCCTTTGCGATAAAAAGTACACCAAAAGATACACTTTATACTTTATCTGAGCAAATTTTTTTTAAACGTCTAAGCGCTCTCCGAGCCTAGCCAGGTACTCGATAAAGTCGTCCTGCTCGCTTTGCAGCCGCTCTAAATTTATCGTGTAGTAATCAAGCGCTGCTCGGCGCTGTTTGAAATGAACGAGCATCTTTTCAGCGTATTTGTTGTAGACCTCAAAATATTCATCATCAATCAAATAATCTAGATTTATCATAGTGCCCGTGCGTTCTCGCAGGAACGCGACTATGGTGTGAGCAGTACCCAGCGTTATTTGTATCGTGGAATTTGGATTGTAAATTTCGCCAACTTGCGAATCGGTTAGACCCGTTCCCGCCACTATGTCAGCGGCTTTGATCTTGTATTTTCGGCAAACTTTGCGAAGATTTGTTTTGAATACTTTGTCCTTCATGCCAGAAACATACAATATGTATATGTATGGGTCAAATCCAAAATGCTGAAATTGTCGATATTAGTTTCGCTTAGGCTGACTAAATAAATAACGCTTGGTGCAGGTGATACACAATTTCGCCCACCCGCTTGCGCGGACGGGTGGACGACATGACCAATTTGGTTTTTGTTTTAGTTTGCACAACCCAATATTTTGGCTCCATCTTCGGCCATCGCTGGTCCCAGGTGGGCTCCATATCCTCAGAGACAATCAGAGTAACGCCCACAGGTATAGCCAGGGCCGCGCCATCCATGAATATTGGGATATCGCAGAAGATCCCTAGACTTTCGGGCGGTAGTTGCAATTTTTTTGTCGCGTGGAGCGGCTCATTACCGCTGGCGGTGGCAATAATTTGCACATCGCGTACCACCGACATTTCAAGATCAGGAAGAATTGCAGTCACCGGAACATTAAAAAGGTTAGCAAGTTGCACTGCATGCTCACTTTTTATTTTGCGTCGTCCAGAAAGATACAGCCCAAGAGTTGCTGGAGCCCAACCCAGTTTTTTGGAAACAGCGGTCTGAGAGGTTTCATGCAAGTTCTTGTGCCGTGTCCACTCTGCTTTAAGTGTTTCTAGATTACTTTTTTCCATACCTTATGTATTTATTTCCGAATAAATCGGAATTTTTATTGTTTTTATCGTTATAAAGTAACTAAATACCGATAACGTCTGTTTACGTCTCATATAATTTTGTTAAGATTCTCACAGATGTACCGATTATATATATTTGGTGATATATCAGATATACTCGCTGCCTATATTACACGCAGGTATAAGAATGGCGCAATCGGAACACAACGTGCTGAAGGCTTGGATCAAGTCACAGCCACTCACTTACACGCAATTGGCTGAACTAATGCGGACCGACAGGTCGCAAATCAGTCACATGGTGAATGGCCGAAATCCGATTAGCCTCAAGCGCGGTCTTCAATTTAGCAAGCTGATGGGAGTGCAGCTTGCGGAGTGGTCACCAAGATTAGCAGCTGAAGCAGACGCATTGATGGATGATGTCACTGCTGAAGTAAATGGTCTTGGCGGTGATGTGTACTATGCAGTTGGTGTGGATGTGGAAGAAGCAATCAAGACAAACGGCAAAAATCTAAGAAAGATTTTTTGGCCTGGAAAACACAGCGACAATACCTGGGCGTATGGCGTTTCGTCTGAAGCGAACGCGCCCGAGTTAGCTGGAGGCTCAACAGCCGTGGTTGATCGCGACGTAGATGCCAGTACAGGCAAGATGGTGTGCTTTAAGCAGGGAGGGCAGATTGGCTACGCTAAGTACCTCGGTGAAGGGGTGTACGAAAATCAAAACCCTGATTGGCCGGTACGATTTGTGAAAGTTAAAAAGGACATGACAGTGATCGGCGTGGTCATTGGATCAATGAAAGACATTTAAAAAAAATTTGCCCGACATATATACATTATGTATACACAAGTTACTAACAAGACATATAAATTGATACTTCTTATACTTATCTTCTACCTATGGGCAGGAGCGGAGTGGATCGCCATGGAACCGCAACTGGATAAATATGCGGACTCGCTGCTGCACGAGGGCCAAACGCAGATATTTAAGGAGGAATGATGAGCAAGAAAGGATTAAGAAACTTAGAGGAAATTTTGAAGGCGTTAGCTAAGGATGAATTAAAACCAGCAGCTGATGGGCAACGGAGTAAATATGTGTCACTGGAGCAAATTCAGAAACATTTGAAATCGAACTATCCCGAGGTATCTGTCAGACACGCGCAGCGGACTGACGATGTCCTGAACGCGGTGACCGGCGAATACCTGCACACTAATTATCAGATTTCGACAGCCTTCACCGTTGATGGTGAAACGTACCAAACAACTGGCAGTCAGCAGCTTTTCGACCCAACCGACAGCCAGAGGGTTGGCGCGGCACAGACCTACTTGCGCAGATACAACCTGTTGATTCTATCGAACATGATAATTACGGAAGACCCGGACGACACTGACGGCGCTGTTGAGCGTTATCAAGAGCCTGTGAACCCTGACTACGAAATCATCCTGGCTGAACTGATTAGCGAATTGAACAGCACGCAAACATTTAAAGGCTTGGGTGCTACTTGGTCAAAAAAAGTCAGGACAAAAGCCTATAAAGAATTGCCAAACAGTTACAAAGACCGAGCGCACGCCGTGAAGAATCAGTTAAAAGGCGGATACGATGCAGCAGCGTAGCGAAGAGTGGTTCGCTCACCGCCGCGGCAAGGTAACTGCAAGCGCGATTGGCAACATCATGCCGGGCAAGCGCGGAGCGTACCTTGATAGCAGAAAAAAATACTTTGACGAGAAGGTTAAGGAACTTTTAGGCGAGGTAGTTAAGCCAGACTTCCCTCCAAAGGTAAGGGAGGCAATGGCACATGGCGTCAAATACGAGCCTAAAGCGCGCGATGCTTATGAGTGGATTACAGGCGAATTGATAATTGAACCTGCGGCAATCGATCATCCAGAGATCGAGAACTTATGCGCGTCACCGGACGGAATTTGGGCAAGTGATCCGAGCAGAATGATCGAGATCAAATGTCCGTACTCGGATTTCACTCAGGTAGCACTTATAGATCTGCTGATAAACGAAGTCCCGATTGATGACCCAAAGTGGACAGCACAGATCAAAGACCAATATCAGTGGCAGATGCATTGCCAAATGGCGTGCACTGGGGCGACGCATGTTGATTTCGTCCAGTACGACCCGCGCGTTGAGGAAGGGTTCCAGACGTTCGTTATCCCCTTCCCGCGCAATGAAGAAAAGATTGATGCTTTGCTGGCAGAGACAGTGAAATTTTTAGAAGAAGTTAATGAACACGTAGAAAAAAGGAGAAAGCATGCAAAAGGAATTTGACGATTCGGAGCGATTTACGGTCTGGAAGAACAAAGAGAAGACTGAAGAATGGCACGATGACTTTAAGGGTCACGGTAAATTTGACGGGTACTACCATTTCTTTGGGCTGAAAATCCGTAAGGATCAAAACGGTAACACATACATCACTGGGAACCGTGGGCCGATAATGAACAAGCCGCCGAAGGGCAAGCAGCACGACAAGCCACTGCCTGGCGAAGCGCCGCAGCAAGCAGCTGCACCTGCAAAAGAATTTAGCGTGGACGATCTGCTGTCGGATGAATTTTGATGGAGTTGGAATTCGTATCAGGAAAGAAATTTTGTGCCGATCTAGGTATTACTGATGGCGTTTTGGAAGGTTGGAGAAAGCGTCACTGGCAACATGGTAAACATTACAAAGTAATTGGGCGTCAAACAATGGTGAACTTGAGGGAGGTAAACCAATGGCTGAACGAATCGTCAGGAAACTTGCAACAGGAGTCTGGCAACAAGATGACAGAATCCGAATCCGTTGGGGGCGCAAACACGCGAACGGCGAAATCTTGCCCTCAACGTACTCACCAAACAATGCAAGGCATATTGAAGCAGCAAAGAAGCTGAGAGAGGTCCGAATCGCAGAGAGCGAAACGGGGCATCATGCCAATGATTTTTACACCATGCGTTTTGAAGTTGCCGTGGAGCGTTATCTGCATGCCCAGCGATTTACGGTAGAAATCGATAAAACTACTAGGATGCTTCGCACGATCTGGTTGCCCCACTTTGAGGGCAGATTGTTAGGATCGATCCACCAAGCTGAAGTGAAAGAAATAATCAGCAACTGGGAAAAATCAGACGGGAGCAACTACTCGCGTAGTGAGCAGACAAATCGGGTTATCGTCCTACGGGGCGTTTTTCAGGAACACGCGATTTGGCCAAATCCAGCGTCAGACATAAAAATCGCAAAGACAAGTAAGCTGCCTGTGGATAAATATGAGGAACCAGAGCGTCGTATCCTTTTGTCAGCTGCGCCGCGCTATACCTTTAACAGACCTGGTGACTTCCACTTGATGGCTGTGATTGGTTTTGCTTGCGGTTTGCGGACGGGTGAAATATTGGGACTCAGCACTGATTGTCTGATTGAGGGCGGGGAAGATTTGTACGTCTATCGACAAGTTAAGGCCAAGGGGGTCGATTCAACAAAAACCCTGCAAACGCGTCACGTCTACATACCAACATGGGCAAGGCCGCACATTGCTGCATTTTGCAACAATCTTGATTTTGGAGAATTTCTGTTCGTTAACAAAGACGGCAATCCACTCAAAGACAGAACGCCGCTTTACAAGCTACACAAGCAACTACACGCGGACAAAAACATTGCCCTGCACCGTCAGGGGTTCCAACCACGCGATATGTACTGTTTTAGGCACACCAGAGCCTCTGAGTTGATTAGTCAGAACAATAGTCACGCAGAGTGCGCTATGGAATTAGGACACGGTGTAGGCGTTTTCCAGAGCACCTACGCGCATTTCATAAGAGGGTACAGCGGTAAGAAAGATAGATCACATTTGGAAGGTGTTGCGGTGCCGAATCATGGCCTACGTGTCGTTAAGTGAAACAGAAAAGCGGCACAAAAGCGGCACAAGTTACACCTTAAAACACGTAAGCCATTGTTTCCATTCGGAAATGTTTGGCGTCCCCTAGGGGTTTCGAAACCCTAGATTGTACTTTACTGTCCGTGAGTGTCAAATATAAGTGTCTGTTTTTCTTATACTTGTCAGTCGCTCGCGGACAGAGAAAGTCAATGGCAGACGACAAAAGCGGCACAAAAAGCGGCACAGATTAGCGGCGCTCGTTCATCCCCATGCCACCAAGCAGACCACTAAATCCCGTAAGAGGGATATTCGTTCTGTTCAAGAGTCCACGCAACTGAGCGGCCTGTCGGAGTGACTCTCTAGTATTACTTCGCAGTTCTTGCATCGCAGGACTTGCCACCGGCATGATCTCCCGTGTCGCCAAGTTAGATGCAGGAACTGCTACTGGGTCCATCAGTAATTCTGCCGTGGCCTGGCGGGTTGCCGGAGAACCGGCCCCCCGTGCACGAGCCTCCAAGGCTCGATATGTGTTGTCAGCAAGATTTGCCTTTAAGCCTTGGCGTGGCTTGAAACGAGAAAAATCAATTGCACCCTCATCAGCCAATTGTTCGCCAACTTCCTGGGCCATGGGGGTTGTGCGCGAGCCGTAAGTAGCACGCAGAGTGTCCTGCATTTGCGTTTCCTGGCTCAAACGATTCAACATCTGATCATACTGAGCCTGCCCGGCGTCGCCATCTGGATACAAGAGTCGCAGTCGGTCCCGCATTTCTTTGGTCCCGAAGAAGCGATTTTGTATGTTCGTGCCATCTTTTGCAGACCGATATATAGACTGTCGAATGGCATCAACAGCACCCATACGGTATGCCTCTAGCTGCCCCTCATCGAGGTCAGCAATTTCTTCGCGTATGGTCCTGCTGTTTGTCTTTGCCGGGGACATAAAGTCACGGCCTGACTCCAGCGCCTCAATCATTTCGCTATCAGACTTATAGACAGCCCTCGCCTCGCGATACTCGGGAAACATTTCGTCAAGTTTGTCACGTAAGGCATTTGCCTCATCTTTTAGCGCTCGACCTGTATTGTATTCGGCGTCGCTGAAAGCCTTATCAGCTTGCGCTCTCAAGCCCCGGTATGCTTGATCAAGTCCACGCAGGTTAAGTGTTGCGTCTACTTCAGGCAACGGAGGAAGTGGCTCTGCACCTCTTAGCCGACGAGTCCTGTTTTCGATCTCGTAAAGTTCTTTGCCCTTGTTATAGGCAGCTTGGAAACCTTCATCAGCTTGCAACGCCAACAGTTCAGGATCGTCGATAACCTGCCCTGCTTCATACGCCTTCTCGTAGAGTGGCTGGGCGTTGTTTTTACGCGCTTGGCTTAAATCTTCTAGCGCCCGATTAGTATCAGTTAGGATTGCCCCGGTAGTTTCCTCAATGTCCCTAATCGCACGCTCTGCTTGTCCCAGTTGACGATCTCGCAATCCCGTCCTGATGGTATCGCGCTGTGGTCCGGGCATACCCTCAAGCGCACCGACTCTGGATTGTGCATTTGCACCGGAGAGGTCTGCCGCGACCTGGGGCTTGTCCAGATTTCTTTGCGATACCATGTCAGTGACAGTCGTGTTATCGCGGCCCAATATGTTAGTCATAGCACGTTGGGCCTTGGTCATCGGGTTGCGCATACGATTGACCGCCCTTCCCACCCCTTGGAGCACAGGAGGCAGAGCAAAACCGATTGCACCACCTGTAGCGGTTTCCATGTTGAGCGGATTGCGATTTAGCAGGCCACCCTCCTGCGTACCCATACTATAAACACCTGCTTCCGTTGCACCAGTAAGGGCACCACGGCCCATTCGGCCAAGTAAGCCGATATTCCGTGCGCCAGCCGCTGGGGCAAGCGCTGGAAAAAGCATTGCTGCAAGCGATGGTACTACCGCTCCACCTATTTCCGCCGCCAGCGCGGTTTTCGGGTTTAGTTCTCTAAATGCGTCGATTGAGCCGCGAATATTTGCGACGTCTTGATCATACTCTTGACGGCTACTGTCGAGCCCAAACATTAGCCCAGGATTGCGAACAGCTGCTTCTAGTTCATCGCCGAAGCCGAGTAATGCCCCTTGAGCCGCACTCCGTAACCCACCGCCACGAGCAAGTTTACGCTTCTCTTCGGCTATCTTGGCTTTCATATTCATCGCTGATTCTCATAATTGTCGAGTTGGTCGAGTTGTTCCATAGACAGACCACTAGGGAGCGTGCCAGCTTTGTACTGTTCTATCTGCGAAGGCGTAAGGCCAATACTTTCGAGCGTTATGCTCGATGTGGTCTGACTAGGAAGCCCCTCGCCATCAATAGCGCGCTCGATATCTGAAATAGTGATGTTGCCATATTCACCAGGAACGTAATCAGCAATACTGTCGTTCTCTAAGAAATACTGACGCTGCCTGTCTCGCTCTGCTTTTGCTCTTCTAAACAACTCAAACAGTGGTAGTAAGCGCCTAATATTTACGTCTTCTTCCTGGGCCGGGTTGTAAGCCCGTGCAATAAGTCTGTCACCTTCCTGCTGTGCAAACTGACCGCCTAAAGTTTCACGCAAACCCTGCTGCACTACTTGTTCGACGCGCTCTTGAACGTCAGTAGATTCAGAATTGTACAAACCACGAATCATGGGGGTCACGCGGCCAAGCACATTACCCGTAAGATTCATGTCATTTTCTGCTATCACCCTGTTTGGCTCTGCCGCAGGATCAAAACCAAAGACCTCGCCTTGCTGCTCTGGCGTCAAAGTCCCCGCAAGATCGCCTAAAACGCCATCCATGATTTCAATGTTACGTTCTTCTGCAAAGCGTCCTGCTGGCTCAGACGCTGTGCCAAACTGATAAGCTGAATATGATTTCGCAAATTCTTCATCAATGATTCCTTGCGCAGGTGATAGAACTTGGTCTAGCCCGCTTGTAGCCAAGGTCTCTGCTGTCGCAATGTCTGCTCGATCCTCTGGCGACTCGCCGGGTGCAAACCCAATGGGAATTTCGTCAACTATATCCCCCGGAGTAACTGGGCTGGGCTGTACAAATGACCCGCCTATATCTATAAAAGGGTTGGCTCTTTTAACACGAAGATAGTCCTCTCTCGCCGCTTTATCAGGTAAGCTTTGATAAAATTGATACTCACGCACGGCAGACGGAGCGGCTGTCATACTTGATGGAGCGTTGCGGAACTCTAAGATGTTCTGCATAACCTGCGCCTGAAGACTTGGCGGTAACGCCATCAGCGCTTGCTGATCCGCTTGGCTTAATCCTGACATGGCCTGAACAGCGGTATTCAGTTCGTTGCGAGTGCGGATGTCACCCAGATATTGCTGCCCCGTACCTGCCGCATTGGCTCGTAAAAGACCCATGCCCTGCGCATCTGTCAGATTCGGCATTCCTGCTTGGCGACGGCCAATCCCGCCGAGCAAACCACCCAGGCCCTGCGACACACCACCAAGCGTGTTTCCAATTCTATCTAATAATGAATCAGGCATTATTTAACCTCTAATTCTGTCGAGTATTGCGTCCACACCTTGTGTCGTGGTGATGTCACTTAGCCCGCCGATAATTGCTTGTATCGTAGAGAGAGCGCCAAGATCGCCCGTCACACCAGCATCAACGCTGTCGGTGATTTTGGTATTTTGCGGTGCACGCTGAATAAGATTCAGTAAATTCGTGATCTGGTCTTGGTCAAATTCCTGCCCGAGCAGGTACTGGCCAAAATCAAAATCCAGTTCTCTTTGGTCACGCGCATCAAGTCTGTCGCCCAGACCAACAAAGTCACCCAAATACTGCCTATATATGTCACTGCCCTGGCCGAAGGCATCGAGTAGAGCCTGGGACTGCCTAATTTGATTCAGCTGAGTGTCAGTATCAGCCGCACGCTGCTGGCTCATATTGGCCTGCAGGTTATCGGAGGCCACACTGAGGGCGTCGCGAACAGTCTGTTGGTCTGCAGCCTGATTAGATTCCGACGCTGACATTGCCCTATTGGCATCTGACTCAACCCGAGCCGCTGCATCGTTGAAGCCCTGCTGCCTAAGACTCGCCGCTGTGCGCGCAGCCGTATCAAGAGCCGCCCTGTTGGTTTCAGCATCTATCAGCGCTGCGCGATCACCACCGTATGCCCCTGCCAAGGTTGCTTGGCTAGCATTTTGCTGCAATGCCATCTGACGTTGCCGCTCAATGTCACTCAGTGCCGCATCAACGACCTGCTGATCGTAAGGATTGGTGTACGGTGCCAGATTCGTGCCCGCGAACTGCTGGGCAACAATGTCTTGAATCCGTTGTCTGCCACCGCTTTGTATCGCTTCTGGATCAATTAGAGGCCCGGTGATCGTGTTTGCAGTAATAGGTGCAAGACCTTGCGCCGCGCCCGTGGCTTGATCAAATATATTCTGCCCTGGGATCGCGCTCACATTGCCGCGCAGCATCTGATTCGCGTTAATTTGATCTTGATTAAGCCCGGTAAAGCGCTGACCGGAAAAAGGCGTCAACCCTTGATTATACCGCTGCATCAACGACTCTTGCGGGCCAGAGCCCAGCAGATTCATTGACCGCCTGCGCAGTTCTTGGTCCGCTTCTGTGTTTCGCTCAAATGTCGATTGAAAATCGCCAAAGCCCATGTTGCCACCTGTTGCTTGAATTTCTGGAGTTACTTCTGGAGTTACGTCTGGAACTACTGTGGTGTTTGTGCCGGGAGGATCATTGGGTGGCTCATATGGACCGCCGCCTGGGTCACCCCCTGGAGGTACGCAAACACCATTGGCGTCACGCACGTACTGTACGCCACCAACTATTTCACATGTGTTTTCGGGTGGTGGGTCATCGCCCCCTGGAGGATCACCGTTCCCTAGCGGGTCGCCTTTCGGTATGTTGCAAAGATCAAGCGAGGTTACTGTCTCGCCCTCTCTAAGAGTTCCTGCGCCGCAGACGAAAGTTTCTTCAGGGGGATCATCATCGCCAACATTTACGTTACCAGGCGGGACAACTGCCACGCACTGGCCATTTACATTGTTGAAACCAACCGGGCATTGCCCGTTCTCATCAGGTTTGGGAGTATCGTCAATTGGTGTTTGACCGTCATTCGTACCGTTACCACCTATAATGACGTTGGGGGGTGTGCTGGGATCATCGTTCCCCGGATTTCGGTTGCCGGTCTGGTTGCCATTTTGGTTCCCAGCTTGATTATTGCCTTGAGGAAGCGGCGCACTGCGCGCCAAGATATCAAGTGCGTCCTGGTTGCCCTGATTGCCCATCGTTTGCAGGATGGTAGTCAGCACATCAACGGGGAAGTCCCGATAACTGTCCGAAACCCCTTGTGCCGTCATTTCGGCTTCATTTGCGCGGCCTAAAATTAAGCCTGGGGCTTGGTCTGGGTATAGATCGTAAAGTTCATCGACCTTCTGCTCATTTGTCCTGTTGGGGTCGTTGAGGATTTGATCAGCTGTTGGTTGCGCTGCTAGGTCTTCAAAGCCGTATTGGCCCTCAATATCTTCACCGACAGGCGTATAACCGCCTCTTGCGTTGTTGTTGCCCCGATTGTCAAAGACGTTGGCGACAGTGTTTTGAACAACAGGCGAAAAGCCGCCCATCTGGTTTTCCGCATCCTGCTGCGCGTACATATCGTAAGCAGCCACGCCACTGTCAGTTGCATATCCGGTATTAGCGGGAAATGGATTGTAAGCAGCCATGTCGCCAGATGTCCCTACTGGCGGAGGCAAATTTATATCAAATCCTTGGCTTGGGATTGTTGGATCAAATGCGGTGCTGAAGTCTACGCCGTCGGCCCAATCGCCTTCCTTTTTGAATTTAACACCCATTAGGCTGCGCTCGTTGCTAGGTTGCCGCTGTTGTCCACGGTGACTTTAAAACGCGAACCATCTGGGGCCGTCAGAACCAAATCCGCACTACCGATTTCCACGGTCTGTTCCTTCTTGTGGTTTTGCCTGTCAGCGCTCTCCAGCTGAAACTGGTTGCTGGCTATTTGGTTAGCATCGTAAGTAGGTAAAGGTCTGGACAGTTTCATCGACGCGATCCCGCCTGGATGTTCAGTCTCAGATTGCCATAGCGCCAATCACTGGCGCTTGCGCCGCTTACCCGAATTCGCACCTGCCGTGCAGTGAGCCGAACACTGGTAGGGTTAGCCATAGTGAAGGAACTAGACGTTGTCTCCGTTGCAGTTGGGAAGTTGCGAGTTTTAAAAATCACAGAGGTATCGCCCAGGTTGCTCTCGTCTGGGATTAACTCAGTGACATCTGCCAGGCGCTCCCCGGACCCGATCTCTATGGCGCCACTCTCCGCAAAAGGCGTTGCAGAGTCGTAACCAAAGCCACTTTCATGCTCATATATGTAGCGATCTGTACTGGCCCAGATAGGATCGATGAAGATACCGGCATCGAAACCCGCAGTCCTGGCCAATGTCCCAACCGTCCAGGTGTCATCAACGAAGTTGTAGGCAACATAGCTGTCTATTTCTGTGCTTGATGATGACGGATAAAACCACCAGCATTCGTTGTACTGGCCATTAATAACCGCCCAGATTTTGCTGCGCTGGCTTTGATTTAAGCGATTAAATACGAAATCACTTACATCAGACTTGATCGGCACAGTGTAGCCGCCGTCATACCTGAAAAATGATTTCTCACCCATCCAATATGCAGCCGTGCCTGTCACTGCAACCGCCTTCGCAGCGATTATTCCGCAGTTAGACCCTACTGTTTCCTGGGTGTAATAAAAGGGCGTGCCAACGTATGAGAGAGCGTGTGCGCTAGTATCTGTTAAAACAAGAACCTGCCCACGCACAACAATACCGGCTCTGATCTTGCCGTCTGACGCCACTTCCAGGGAGCCAGCAGAATTAGTGCTTGCCGGGGTCCACACCGTGGCAGCTTCCTGCGAACTCCACTGGACCTTTCTGGGATTGCCACCTGCACCGAGGCACATGACAAAACGCTCGTCTGTGACTAAAACACCCTGGTTGGACGTTGGGGCGTTAGTCAGGACAGTTGCAACCGCGCTGGGGTTGTTTTCCCAGATGTAGATTTTGCCATCTGTCGTTGCCGAACAGACTGCATCCTCACCAAAGTTGTCTATGGTCCAGGTCGTGACCGGGTCATACTGTTCGTTATCGGGTCGAGCGACACCGTAGGCATGTTCGCCGTAAAGTTGTGCACCGTAGCCTATTTGTGATGCTGCATCGTTCCTGCCGGTCACGATACCGCTTGGGGTGATGTTTGATTGACTCACACCCTCTGCGTAGACATAAAGATTTGAAGTCGTCCCCACTATCACGCGGCGGTTATTTGAGTTGTCAAAATAGCCATGCATCCCGCGCGCCACGTCACTGAACTGCGTAGATGACATGGTCTGCCAGCCGCCGATAGGTCTGAGTGTGTTTTCAAACCAACGCACAAGATTAGCATCGGTCCACCGGCCAGCAGCCTGGTACTCGGTGCCGTTTTTATACAGACCTGGCGGTATTTCTAATTTGATCAGCATGCTATGTGCCCAGGTAGCTAATTAATGCAATTACGCCCAACCAGACTAATCGCTCCATCATCGCAACGCGCAATTCTTTTTCAAACTTGGCCTCGATGTGATCAAGTTTCCTATCCACGCTCTCAAAGTTTTTGAATAGTGTAATAACTTGTTCTTCAAGTCGGGTAACCCGCGTTTCAACTTCTTTCATAATTTACGACTTGTTGTTGTTGCTACTTCCATAGAAGAAGCTACTTATCCCAGAAATCAATCCGCCCAGGTATCCCAAGATGACATTCGGCAACACATCCGATTCGGGTACATTAAAAGTGACCATAAAAATGTACGCAAGGAAACCAAGCAGCGCGATTATGGCGAAGGCTTTTGGCGTAGGATCGTCACCGAAAGTTAAGCGACTATGCTGCACATCGTCGACTTGTGTCTTAAAGGTTTCTAAGTCAATCTGACGTTCTTCCAAGGTCCGTCTGAATTCGTTGTCCGCTTCTTGTATCTGCGGGATGACCTCTGGATGTTTTTCGATGTAATCTTCAAGTTTATGGGGGTCAGTAGTATTTGATACGCCTAGCCGATCAGCAATTAGCTTGATGCCCATTCCTGCAAGTGGTCCACCCAAGGATCGGCCAACAGTCGGAGCAAGGCTTGCTAAAACACCTTTTAACTTTTTCACGTTATACCTCAATCATAAAGGTGCTCTTCGGCGGGTCTTCTACCGCTGTGCGAGGGAATGGTGAAATACCAAGGTGATCAACTGTTATCCCAAAAGATTCTAGTTTTTTCTGAACCTCACTTATATTTTCCAGCGCATACGCAGCCGTGCGAGGTTTGTCAAACCACATTGAAAATCTGCCATGATTGTCCTGCACTCTTCCCTGGAGCCAGATGTGATCGCGATCCCCAATGTCAGCATCGACATTGATTGTCCAATCATCATCAGAATTAAGTGTTTGACTGAATAAGACTTCTTCAGTCTCCCCACTGTTTATTTCTCCTTCGCCAAAATCTACGGAGTTGCTGCCCTCCGCTGCTTCCTCAAATTCCCTTGCCTCTGGGGCTTCCCACAGAAAACTCGACGGATCACTTTTTTCAAACTCAATTTCGACAGGGGGTAAACCTTCAAATATCTCAACCTCGCCAGAAAATGAATTCGCACCACCCTCAATCGCGTTTTTAATATTTGTTAAAAGGTTTTCGACATCTGCGCTACTGTC